TCTGGAGAAGACCGAATTTCTTTCTTATTTTCCGATGTTGAAAGATAAAGAGAAGAGGATAGAACAGGATGATATATGGAAGAAAATTTGCGAGGAGTTGAACTGGGTGTTTATACCGACGCAGTAAGTTGTTGTTGTTGTGGTTGTTGTGGTTGTGGTTGAGCTAAAACAGCTAACAGTTTTTCTTTATACTTTTCGAGTATTTTTTCTATCATTTTGTTACGTATTATCGAAAAAAAACTATTATTTGTTATATTTCCATATGCATATTTCATAGGAAACGTATATTTTTTTTCTGTTCCATGTTGTACAATCGTAAAAGGCTGAGGATTATCTTTCATTATTTCGTAATTATTAAAAGTGGTTGGATTATCACCAGAAGAATATGTAATACCATCATCATCATCATCATCAGTACTTCCACTTTTACTGCCTAAAACTAATCGTGGATAACCAGTACCTAAATCAAAATCAATACCATATGATTCACCAGAATTTTTTATTTTAAATAAACGAAATTTATATTTTTTTACTTTTATTACAAATTTTACTTGAAAGTCTTTACCATCTTTTTTCATTATTAGAGTAAAATTATATATATCTGGTGTTTTTGGAATAAAATCACATTTAACTAATTGTGTACTATTACTCGGATAATTAACAATTTCAACAGCATAATCAAGAGTACCTTTCATGGTTTTATTATCTTGTCCTGTTTCAGAAATTGTATATCCCTCATCTAGTTGTAAACTAACAGTAAAATTACCTTTTTGTAAACTACCAAAAAAATTTTTAAACTTACTAAAACGGTCGCTTGTTGTATATTCCAATTCAGAGTTACTTAGTGAATCTAATTGTACTGCTAAATTTAAATTTTCCACCCCACCCCTCATAACCCTCTTATTTTTTCTAAGTTTGCGAGAATGTTTGCGATGTGTATTTTTACGCTTATATTGCCTAAATTGTTTTTTTGTATTTCTCTTAAGTTTAAAACGTTTTGTGCGTTTGGCGCATTTTGTACGTTTTCCACGCCTACTTAACTTCATTATATTTCTTCGTTTCACTGCAGTTTTTCTTCGTTTCATCGTATTTCTTATTCTTCTATTTCGTCGCTTTTTTACTTTAAACTTTCGGCGAGTTTTGCCGCCGCCCCTGCGTAACGACGACCTCGACAAGTTTCTTTTTTTAGTATTTTTTGAAATACCTTTTAAAGTATTACCTTTTAAAGTATTACCTTTTAAAGGTTTATATGTTTGATTACATTCTCTTTTAAATAAAAATAAACACTCGCCTGGGAGATATCCACAAAAAGGTGTGTATTTTTTATCTATACTACAAGGATTTCCTATTTCTGAAAGACGAATAGGTCTAATACTATCATGAACATTAGTATAAACTTCTTTATCAGGTTCATGACATTCCTTATTAAGTTTATACCAAAATGTAGTCGTATCGTTATCTTGATAAATTCTACAGTTACTTTGTAATGGTCCAATATCGTGATGAGCTCCTTGCATTAACGGTAATATAATAGAACCATTAGAGCAATGCAAAAAAGACGCAACTGCTGGTTCATACGGACCTGTACGCATATTAGTAAAATCATGATTATAACTATAACCTTTATTTCTTGGCATATAACTATTGTATGTCGTATAGCCTATATGAGCATAAACAAATAATTTATCTCCAACTACTGGTTGTGTTCCATTCCATTCAGATTTAATTCGTTCCTGTTCATTCGTGATAAATATTTTTGCTAGTGTTACAGTAGGTTCTTCAACACTACTATCACTACCGTCACTACCCTCACCATTACTATCCTGATTCATAATAATATTTATATCAATTAAAGAATAACCTTCTATAAAGTAAGTAACGATTATTTATTATTTATATACTAAAATATAAATAGTAAATATTATCCACATAGTTTCTAAATAAACGCTTTAATTTAAAAATTTAAAATTTTAAATCATCAAGTGTTTAAAGTTTAAGAGGGGTGGGGAAACCAACAAGGTTAGCACCAATACCGAAACCAGCACCTGTAAAATGGCGAAGGTGGCGGCTGCTACAAGAGAAATCAACGCAATTTCGTCTAATTTAAGAGAGCGAGATGGTATAGAGTAAGCAACTATCGCGACACAAAGACCTTCGATAATATACTTAATAAAGCGCTTAAAAAGCTCACTAAAGTCAAGTGTTCCGTACATTATAAATATAATGTAGAAAAAAATATTAGTTTATTAGTTTATTAGTTTATTAAAATTAATAAAATAAAGTAAGCATACAATTTATAAATTAATAAATGGTAAACTTACTTAAAATAATTATTTAATTATATAATATAATGTCCGAAACAAATAGTTTGCCAAAGGGAGTTACTCCTAAATATTTACCCGATGGAAAAGAAAATCCTAAATATGTCGATTTATTGGAAGAAGATAAACCAATCGCCGGTCAAAAATTCGTATGTCTTTCATTCGTTTCCCCGGAGCATATTATCAAACAAAAGGAGCAGTTTTTGTTCGAAGAGTTTGTGAAGCAGTGGGACTACAAAAAGTCAATGGAAAAATTTACCCAGTTTCTCAACTTTGTATCATTTAAGTATTCTCTTTCTTTCGATAAACTTACTGCAGACTTCCAGGAGTTTACAAAGGAAGAAGGCGAGGCGATTCGCGCAACATCGGCAACGCTAATTAGCGACGACTATAAAACATTTTTGGATAATAATGAAGACGAACTTGAACAGAAATTTGGCGAAAAACACGGGTTCCAAACATCTACGAGAGGCATCAAAGTGCGCGGCGTTTTTGCTACACAAGGCGAGGCAGAACTTCGCTGTAAATTGTTGCGCGAGGTCGACCCCAATCACGATATTTATGTAGGGCAAGTTGGTATGTGGGTTCCTTTTCATCCAGAGGCATACAAGACGGGACGTGTCGAGTACATGGAGGAGACTCTCAATCAACTTATGTCCGATAAAAAGAAGAATGAAGAGACTGCAAAACAGGAATTCGATAAACGTGTGCGCGAAGCTAGGCAGAAGGCAATCGAAGAGAATATGAAGAAGGCGGAGGAGTCTGGCAATAAACTTACTCAGACCATTAATGCGGATGGGGAGTTGGTTGGTATTTCAAATGCTGCGAACTTTGATGGTTTGGATGAGGATTCAACGATTGATGATATTAAGAAGAGCATGTTTGAAGCCGAGAATGTTGTTCTTGATAAGAACAGCGACCATGGTTTGTCGAAACTGACACATTTTGAGAATTAAGATGGGAACCGACGTAAAATAATCGAAATAATCGAAATAAACAAAATAAACGTTTTACCTATTAAATATTATATGTTAAATATTATATGTCACTAATATATAATATTTGCTTTTTAATTGGCATGAATAAAAAGGTAAAACAATATGTAGTAAGTAACTATTTCAAATCATTTAATAGTGGTAATGTATTTATTAACTTGGTTTGTTTATTATTCATTATAGCTGCTATTATTATATGCATGTATTTCTTATATAGGGCGATATCGAATGCATTATATATGTATAGGTTAAAGACTGATTTTTATAAATTACAGGATATGGAAATAAATGTTAAAAACTATAATGTACTATATTTGGAAGAACTTGAAAAAAAATATATAATGAATAAAAAAAAAATATTTAAAAAACCAAATGCCGAATTTAAAAATAAAAACGCAATTGGTATGACTACTGACAAATATATTGTAGTAGACTTTGATACTAAGAAAGGTGCCAAAAGTGCTGATTTTTTAATTGATAAAATGCCAAAAGATACTGTTTGTGAAAAAACACCAAATGGTTATCATTACTATTTTGAAAATGATACGGGAAAACCAGTATATACATATGTTCAGGTATCTATCAATAAAGTGAAATATTCTTTGGATATTTTAGGTTTTGATACTATTATTACAATGTCACCGTCGGTAGTAGATGGAAAAAAATATTATTGGATAAATAGTATTTTTACACATACTCCTGCAAAGTTATCTGAAAATAAATGGATACTTGATTTAATAAAAGATGAAACACCTTTTTTTAAAAGATTTGACAGTATCAACATGTCATTGAAAATTAATAATGCTTTTATAATCATAGATAATTTAAATATTGAAAATAATATTAGGTTTGCGTTTGGTGCAATAAAGGAATATTCTGTAAAAATGAAATTGTTAAATGGTGTTATATACGTATATGATGACAACTACTATTTTTTGACGAGAGGTAGTTTTAGTAAATACAAGAATAAGAAATATATGATAGAAAAACTAAAAAATGTTATTACCAAAATTAATCCATCGTGTATTATAGATTTATCTATTATAAATAGCAACTATTTTAAACCCGAACATATTTTTCATATGACATCGTGTGTTATACATAATGATTTTAAAAATTATAAATACAATTCTGAATTCCCGAACTATATTGAATGCACCGACATATATAAAAAAACAAAATATCTAATCAAGGATACTATTACCATAAATAATTCTAATAAATATACAAATTCTAATAATAAAAAAATAAATAACTTAATAACGTCGAATACATCTAACATATCTGAAGCAAGTAATGTTAATAAAATATTCACAGGTCCGGAAAGTATTTATATAACATTTTTACTTTCAAATTATTTTAGTATACCATGTGTAACATTAGGAGTTACTTATGACGAACAAAGTGATTTTAGTAACTCGAATAAAAAGTTAAAGAAAGTTTCAGATAAAATTATAAATACTATGTTTTCGTTATTTTAAAATAACACAAAGTGATGCAAAATAATATAAATACATTTTATAATTTATAGTATAAAATATAAAGTATAAAAGTACAAAGTATAAAAAACAAAATGAATAAAGAAGAACAACAAGTCAACCGAGTAGAACAAATGAAAAAAATTCAAAGTGAGGCGCTAGAGTTATTTACCAAAAAAAATATTGATTATGGTGACGCATTTGCAAAATACGGAGTTATCGGAGTTTTAATGAGGATAGAAGATAAACTACAGCGTTCTATGTCTATAACAAAAAATGGTGTAAACTTAATAAGCGACGAAGGGATTAGAGATACACTAATTGATTTACATAACTACGCCGCAATGGCGCTAATGTTATTAGATGAATAGTAGAATAGTCGAATAGTAGAATAGTCGAATAGTCGAATAGTCGACTAACCAGTTTTTGAAATATTACTACCACTTATTTTTATTCACCTTGATTTTCGGACCTTGACCTTTACGTTTAATATTTGCAGGGTCGTATTGTTCTTCCTCATCATCCGAGTGAATATCTTTCGACATTTCCCAGAATTCTTTCGCCCCCAGTTTAAACGGACCATGTGTCTGTGCCTTATACCAAAATATCTGGTCGTGTAACTTATTCGATTTCGCATTGTTATTAATTACTAAACATTCGTAGTTTTCAGTACACTGGTCCATCACCTGGCAAAAACTTTCAAATGTCGGAAACATACCAGCGTAATTCTCATAGATTCTTTTACGATTCCCAATATATGGCTCACGTAAAATAAAAACATAGTCAATATTGGTTCGCAAATTGGGCGGAATACCTAGAGGATACTGCATTGTAATTACCAGCATGATTTTCCAGTGACGACCGTTCATAAAAAGTAAACGCATCATGACATCTTTGGTCCACTTATTGTCGAAAAGACAGTCATCCAGTACCACAAATGTTCGCGGGTCAATTGTGCTTCTTTTATACGACTCTATCTCTTTTTTCATCTGTTTTAATACGGCTTTTTGGCGTTTTAAAATATTTTCAATAATCGCTGTATTATAAGCATCGTGAATAAATAACTTGGGAACATGCTCTCCGAAAAACCCGTTCCCTGCTTCTGTGCCGGATATAACAGTGCCGATAGGGATATCTTGATGATAATACATTAAGTCTTTTACTAAAAAACTTTTACCAGTATCACGACGTCCAATAAGAACAATAACAGGTCCTTTATTTTCATCGGGTCTAAAACTAATTGACCTCATATCAAATTTTGCTAATTCTAAACCTACACTCATTGTTTGTATGTTTTATATATATTTACTTATTTATACTATATAT